AGCAGTCCCCTCATCCGTCCTGTCTGTCGCCATAGAGAGGAAGCACGCGCTGAGCCATCAATTGGAATTGCCGCCTCCGGCGATTCCTCCGCGAATGTGGTCAGGAATGCGCCCTGACCGTAAATACCTCCGCGCGCATTTGCCGATATACCAACACCGGCTGCAGATGTGCCGCCTCCATCGCTGATAAAGTTGACCACCGCATCGATTGGGTGAGACAGAACCTCTTTCAACCCCTCCCACTTCTCTTTGACCCACTCAATTCCTGTGCCCAACTTCTCCCGTAAGAAATCGACAAACTGCGTAACAGCCGCCGATGGATCATTCCAAAGGAGTGTAAACCACGCCTTGACCGCCTCCCAGTTTGCAATAATAAGCGAGACGATGTAGATGAGTGCTGTAACCGGCCCGCCTATAAAAGAGAGTATTGCCCCCGCAGGACTTTCCCACAAGCTGATAAAAAAGGCTTTGACCTCCTCCCAATGCGTATAGAGCTCATAGCCAATGGCAATCAGGGCAACAATTCCCATGATGACAAGGCCGACTGGGTTCAGGCTCATTGCCACATTCAGCGCCGTTTGTGCGAGTGTCATGGCACGTGTTGACAGACTCGCCGCTTTGAGCGCCATAGAGAGCGCCGAGATTCCAGCACCGACCTTGTACGCAATGAGCATCACTGTGAGTATTTTAGCCACCTCTGCCATCCCCGCAACAAGCCCGGGGTGCTTCTGCCCCCACTCGATAAGTCCGTGTACGAATTTGCTGACCGCCTCGGTTCCGTCTTTGATGTACGGAAGGAGCATGCTCCCAAGGTTAATCGCAAGTTCTCCCGCGGCATTCTTCATAAGTTGTAAGGAGTTCTCCGTCGTCTCACACCGCGCCTGAAACTCTGCATTCATCGATCCACTGTATTGTGCTGCATCTGCAACTTTGTTGAAATTCTCCTCCAATCCGTCAAGGTTGCTCAAAAGCGGTGCAATTGCACCGATTGACTCTTTTCCAAAGAGATCCTGCAATGTGGCCGCTTGTTTATCCTTATCTAACCCACGCAGAGCCCGCATCACATCTAGGATTGCGCTCCTAGCGTCAACCTGCATGCGTTTCGCCACGTCTTTGGCGTTCATGCCGAGGGATGCAAATGCTGCGGCTTGTGCTTTTGTCGCACCTTCTCCTGCACTCATCCCAAGGACGAGATTTTTTATTCCAGTCGCGGCAATCTCTGACGATGTTCCCGTTCCAACGATAGACGCACCGAGGGCTGCTATCTCCCCTGATGCGACACCACCGACCTCGCCAAGCGGTCCAATTCGCGTCACGACTTCTGATATGAGCGGTGCAGATGCCGCCGTCGTATTACCAAGGTAGTTAATTTTATCGGCAAGGACAACGACCTCGTCTTGATTCATCTTGAACGCTGTGCGCCATTTTGCCATCATATCGCCCGCCTGGTCGGCTGTGACGTCAAATGCAACGCCCATTTTTGCAGCAGATTCTGCAAAACCAAGCAGATCTTCTTTTGCAATACCCGCCTGTCCGCCGGATGCGACGATCTTCGCAATGTCCTCTGCTGTCATCGGCAGGATGCGCGTCAGTTTCAAAATATCCTGTTGCATATCCCTGAACTGCTGCGGCGTGTCAAAGTCAACAACCTTGCGCACATCCGCCATCGCAGACTCAAAGTCTACGGCCGCACCGACGGCAGACTGAATCCCTCCAGCAATCGCACCGAAGGAAACTGCCTTTGCGGCTACCCGCATCGCCTTGGATAGCATTCCGGCGCTTTTCCCGTCTTCTTGCTCTCCGATGTCCGCACCGGCCGCTTTTGCACGTAGATCAGCATTCTTGAGTAGTGCATGGTTGTATTCCGTGAGATTCTTTTTCATAGCCGCCATGTTCGCAGCATATACTTTTTCACTAGTAAACCCGCTCTCAAAGGACTGATTCAGCAGTTTCTGCGCGCGCTCAGTCTCTTTGACCGCCGATTCTAGTTTCTTCGCCTCAGCTTTCAACTGAGCAAGCGACTTCGACGCTTTCTGTGTAGAGCCCGTGAACGTCGAACCTAGTCTTCCGCTGATCGAAAAGGCAAGCTCCATCAGCTTCCCCATAGACCTGCCTCCTTTCGTGTGGTATAATACTTATAAAATAGAGTTGCGGAGGTGCTTACGATGTTTGATGCATTGGATTCCTTCTTTCGTTGGATTCTTATGACGATGCTCCTTCTTTTCTGTCTTGTGTTCGCACTTGCTATAGGCGCATATGAAATCTTCGGAATGGTTCTTTCATCCCCGCCTCTCTTGGCATTCGTTCTCCTCGGTTCGGTTGGTGTAGTATTCGCCGTCCGGCAGTACAGTAAGTATCAGAAAGCCTATTTCGAGAAACACCCGGAACGTAAGATATAAATAATTTCATGAAAAAGCACTTGCGGTGAGCAAGTGCTTTTTCATTTGTCCATCAGTTGCCGTATATCTTCGCTCCACTCAATGAGTTCTGCGATTGGCAACGACAGCCAGAATTCAGCAGATGTATATGTGACCTGTGACAACGAGAGAACTGTTCCGCGAATCAGCGCAATAGGACTTTTCCCACCTTCAAGGTCAATCAGTCCTTGCCGAGCAAAAAACGCTGTACCTCCAACGTCACTTTCACGAAATCCGGTGCGGTAAGCTGTTCAATGACCTCAATCGGCACCTTTGCAGCGAGCGCCGCAACCTGCGCCTGATACCCCATCGAAAGAGCCGGAACGACATTATCCGGATTTCCACGCTGTGCGGCATTCGCTTTCATAAGTGCGATGCCGTTCAGCCCGTCAAGGTCAATATCCAATTCCTTATATTCCTGTTCCTTATAGGTAACAGGCTTTGTCAGTATGATTTTCATACAGTCTCCTTTCTCACAGTCCAAGCGCTGCGCGAATCTCTGCCATGAAATCCGTCCCATTGATGCGGAACACGCGCGCGAACTTGTCAATCTCGACGCGCACCGTCCCGCCAACACTTACTTTGAGATATACGCACTCCATGCTGTTACTGGATCCGGTCGTTGTTCCCGTTTCAAATTTTCCGAGTTCCCCAGATTTCGGAAGGACACGTACATTAACAATTACAGGAACCTGTTGAATGCGTCCCGTTGCACTGTCATAGTGTGCCTGTGCTCCGCGAAATTCAAGGTCATGCGCACGCGGCGCCATGAGTTCTGTCAAATCTTCGTTGATCGTACGCCAGTTGATCTTGACCTCCATAGAGCTCGTCATACCCATGGTCGGCATATCGACCTCACCGGAAATACCAGGTCCCTTTATTGTATCCGTTAGATATTCGATGCTTGGCAGTTCGATATCTGCCGTTCCGAGTAGCAATTTACCATCCTTAAATACGGCATAGTCGGTCAGCTTGTCCCGTACTACATTATAAGCCATTTACGCTCCCTCCTTAGTCCCCGAACAGCATCTTGATGTACGACGGGTCATACTCCTGCACAAACTCAATATCCCGCGCGGGCGATGGCGGCGAAAAATAGACATGAAATCGCAGGATGCCGTCCATGAGTTCTGTCGTCGTATTCTCATCCTCGCGAAACTCAACGCGCCCGCCGAGAATGCACCCGCGTGCCGCAAGACCGTTCAGCCAAATGTTGGCGCTGTCGACGATAGTCGAAATAAGCCGCTTGTTCATCGGGTCGTCGATCTTGTGCCAGAACGTTGTGATCAGCGTGTTATTGAGCCAACAGAACATACGGCGAATCGGAATAAAACTGTCCTTGATGTCCGTGTTGCCTGGGTAGCAACTCATACGGTTGCCCCATGCATGCCAGCCACCTTCATTGATTGCTGTAACAATACCCTGCCCGTTGAGATATGCGCCTGTCTCAACATCGAGCAAGACTTCTTCGCCGCCATCGACAACAGATGCATCACACTTCGCACTCTCATTCGATGGAGACTTATACGGTACATCATCATGCTTGGCATCCGTCGCGCAGATGACGCCCGCCAGCTGCGTCGACAGGTGATACTCCGTACCGGAGAGCGAAACTTTCGGCCAACACACAACAAGCTGCGGATCCACAAGGTTGTTTTTCCGCTTCAACGCGCTCACGTCAGTGTATTTCTTCGCTTCCTTGACCGAGATATCCGCCAGTGCAATCGCCTCAAAGCGCGCGTCGATACGCGCGGACTTTGCGACCATAACCGCCGCAACCTTGCTGCTATGCGACCATCCCGGCGCGAGGATGAGCCCCGGAATCAGTCCGAATTTCGGATAGACCTGCGCCACAATCTCAAGGCCTGAATATGCGCCTGTCTGCGTATCAACGCCGCCGACGATGTCATCTGTCGTTACCTTCTCCGGCGCAACCTCGTCATAGTCGAGATAGAGCTGCGCCGCATCCTGCACGGCACCGCCCGCAAGCACTGTAATAACAAGCGCACCGTCTCCGCCATAGGTTGCCGTATAGTCAACCCCCGCTGTAAGCGGCTGCCCCGCCGATGCTTTCTTGACTTTCAGCGTCGGAAGGATGTTCCACTGATCCTGCAAATAGAAGGAGCGATTGATGAGCGTACGATCATCAATACTCACAATGCTGCCGTTCTTGATCGTCGTATCATCCTTTGTGAATTCAAAGCCCGCTGTCAATAGATGATCGCCAAGCTTCTTGTCAAATTGGTCGCTGAACCTCCATGTCTGAATATCATACTCCGTAAATGATGTTGTAGGCACGAGCATCCAATTAAGAGAGTGACTGGTGAGATCATACGCATACTTACTGCGCGAAACACTCATCTGATTCTTGGTTGTGTCATCGATTTGCACGTTCCAGATCAAATCACCATTCAAATAATCATAGTTTCCACGATTGACATTGAGCCCCTGCCGCTTTTCATAGAGTGCCTGATAGCGATCCGAGTCCTTATACGAACGCAGATTAAACGCAAGATAGGAGGCCTTGCTCAGCTGCTTGCCAAGATGCAGGCCGACGGAGTTTGCATCAAGCTTCGACGGCGTTGTATCGCCGTGCGCATCCTTGAAGTCTCCGCTCTTATCCTTCTGGTATTTGATGCGCCAATCCCATCCGTCCGCACCGCCGGCATTCGCGATGCTGTACTGCTGACGACTGTAGCTGCCGTAGCCGATGCCGATCGTCGTCTTCATCCCCTGTGTCTTCTTCGTAATGATGTTGATGACGCCGCCTTTGGCATCCGAGCCGTAGAGGGTCGATGCCGACCCATGCAGCACCTCGATACGGTCAATTCCCGCGAGATCCTTCATCGCAGATGCCAAGGATGCAGAAGTTCCGCCCGCATAGTTCTGCCGCACACCGTCAATCAGAAGAACCACATCCTCTGACCCGTTGATATAAAATTTACTGCTGTTATTATATCCCGCCGGCGCATACTGATTGACGGTAACACCCGGTACATCGCGCAGAGCCTGTGTGAGATCCGTATAATGTCGCCGCTCGATGTCCTTGCCCGTAATCACCGTTACATTCGCGTCCGTCTTCAGCTCCTTATTGGGTGTGCGCGTTGCCGTAACGACGGTTTCGTTCAGCATATGCTCACTTGCAGCCGAATCCGCATCTGCGGCAAAGGTGTGCCCCCTCCCGTGGATGCAACTCCAAAAGCAAGTGCTGCTGTCACATTCATGACAATCTTTTTTGAAATGTAGTTTGTCATTTTATTTTTCCTCCTAAAATCCGGATACGACAACATCTATTCATCAACTGCCGAGATGTGAACATCATCCGACAGAAAAAATTCCCGTAGGCAAATGTGCTCCATTGATCGGTGCTTCCTCAAACACTTGCCGCCTTTATCGCCGCGCGCTTCAATGCACATTCGGCATTGGACAGGGCAGAATGTTCCTGCCCCGCCCAACGTGCATAGCACGCGCCGCCGCATCCTGCGAAGTCTGCACACGCCCTGCAAAACACCATGGCATCCTGCATCTCATGTGCCACCTCCGCCTGCCGCCGAACGTCGATTCCGTGCTCCACATCGCCGAGCAGAAAGCGTGCATCGCCGACAAAAGAGGAGCACGCAAAGATGCGCCCCGCAGTGTCAATGTGCACTCCTGCCCCGCTCATCGCATGACAGTGTGAGAATCCATCGCCCGTGCGCTGCGAAAGACACGCCGCCTGCTCCTCCTGCGCAATCGCGATGCGGTATCCGTGCAGCCGTCCAAGGTGTTCGTTTCGCGCAAAGACCTCTGTCATCGCCTGTGTCATCTCCTCCTCGCGTGCGGGGCGGACAGCAGTGCCGCGTCCCTGCGTGCGCAGAAGATCAAAGCCGATACGGCGCACATTGCCGAGGTAGTATGCCATCTCGATGATGCCTGAGAGTCTCCCGACATTCTCCTCCGTGACAACACAGGTCAGACCAACCGCGATGCCGCGCCGGCCGAGGCACTGAATCCCCGCGATCACATCCATCGACGAGCCGCATCCATCAGGGTAGCAGCGGTGCACATCGTGAACATCCGGTCTGCCGTCGAGGCTGATGCCGATGCCAATGCCCGCATGGTGAGGGTAGGCCGCCTTCTCCTAGTTCTGCACCGT